ACCGGCAAGTGTCTGAGGCTTTTCGCCTGTGGGTTCGAGTCCCGCTGGAGGCACTTTTGGAAACCGCCAGAGATGGCGGTTTTCCTTTATTCTCCAACGATTTTCAGACTTTCCTAATTCACTCCAATTCACTCCAAATCACGTCATTTCTCTATAAAACGTGGGCAAAATGTGGGCACGGAATCACCAGACCATCGGCAGGTTGAGGCATTGGCGCGCCCACCGTTCCACCGCCAGATTCTCCTCGTCGTCGCCAAGCAGCAATAAGTATCCGGCGTTCTTTCCGAGGGTGGCGGGCTGTAGGCACTTGATGAGTCCTTGGTCGCGGAGGAATTTCCATGCTTGGACGATTCGGACCTTGGCGGTGCCTTCACGTGCTTTCATCGCGGCCTCCACCTCCTCTTCCGACTTGCCGATGACTTGCTCGGGGGAGAGTGCCATCATTCCGTGGTCTTCGGCAAGCGTCTTCCAGCCCTTCGTGTAGTAGCGGCATGGATAGCCCTTGGATTTAGCGTCACGGATTGGCTCTTGGTGTTCTCTGTCCCAGTCGTAGCTTGAGAGCGCCATGTCGATGAGCATGAGTTCCGCCATCGTGTGCACCGTGATCTTGCCGCCTCGCGGCTTGAGCAGTTTTCCTGCGCGGCTGAGCTCGTAGACTGCTCCAGCGTTGCGGTATCCCATCTTTTCCATCGCTTTCCTCTCCACGCCTAGAGGTAAAATCTTACGTGGAGACGCTAGTCCGTTTCCTGCCCTTGGCGTGAGGTTTGAAGAGCACGCCAAGGGCTTTTCCTTATGTGAAATACTATACCACATGAGGTGTAGTAAACACACCCACAGAGATATATTCTTTTAAAACTCATAGGGATGTTTAAATATCCTATATACATGTACTACATGTGTTTATATATTTCTTTTACAAGAGCGCCAATGCACCGAAGAAAGGAAGAATCGGCACGTTCCAATTCCCCCATCTGTGCTAGCTTGAAGCAGAGAGAAGGAAGGGGAAAAATGAAGAAACTGATTTACCTCGTGCTATCCGTGCTGTGCGCAATCTCCGGTATCTACGGCATATACGACACCATCACCACGCCGAAGTACGATCTGGCCACAAGCATCATAGCGATTCTGCTCCTCGCATTCCTCGCATGGCTTTTCATGCATCTCTTCCTCAAGCCTGAGCCACGCCATAAGCATCAAGCGACGAATGCGCCTGAATCATCGCCGGAAGCCACCTCAGACGCTCCAGCAGTGGAAACGGCACCAATCACCTACGTCAATGCGAATAGTGGCGTGGAGGACGATTACGTGGCTGTGGATATTGAGACCACCGGCCTAGGTCGTGACGCTCGAATCATCGAATTGGGAGCCGTGAGAATCAGGCACGGACGCAAGGTCGCGTCATACAGCCAGCTCGTCAATCCCCAGATTCCGATACCGGCCAAGGTCACGCAGATCACCGGCATCACCGATCGGGACGTCAAAGGCAAACCCACCATCGACAAAGCGCTACCCAAGTTCTACGCTTTCTGCGGGCATGATACGTGGATAGGGCACAATATTCGCCGCTTCGACCTGCCGGTCATCGCCCGCGAAGCCGAAAGAGCGGGTGTCGGCATGCCGGACGTCAGCTTCTATGACACCTTGGAAATCTCTCAGACACTTTTGCCGCAGCTTGACCGCCATAGGCTGCTCGACCTCATCCGCTATTTCGGCATCGCCAAGACGGAGCGTCATAGGGCCGCCGACGATGCCGCACAGACGGCACAGGTATTCGAGCGCCTGAAGCAGATATAAGACTTATAAAGACTTATAAGACAACATAAAAGCCCCACGAATTGTGGGGCTTAATGCTTTTAGAGGCTGTTCACGGCATTGTAGAATTCCTGCGCGTCCTCGGCTTTTTTGAATTTCAGTGGCAGTGAGCGCAGCGTACTGTATTTCCATGTGACCGTGCGCTTCTTCAACACCACGCCCTGCAGGTCGCTTACCTGGTATGCTTCGGTCTTCTTGTACCGGTGCAGGTACGTCGTGCAGACATCCAATTCCAGGCGATTGGCATACAGGCGTATGCCCATAAACAGCGGATCGTCAAGCCTTTCGCACTCGTAGATCGCGTCCGGTGCAGGCTGTGGTCTCTTCGCCATGATTGCTCCCTTCTTCTTTTCTCTTTGATTCTATTGCTCAAATGATGCAGACTCGCTCAGACATTGCCAGTCGGAAGTCTCCGAGCACCTGCTGGGTCACCTCCAGTTCCTGGGAGATGTTCCATGAATTCCCTTCGTACATTTGTTCGAGTATGCCGTAGCGGAGTGGGTCTATCAGCGTCAAGGCGGTTTCGCGTCTTGCCCTATGTTCCTCGCGACTCTGTGCCACATGGTCGCATGACGTGTCGCCGTGCCGCCAGTGCAACAGCTCGTGAACGAGCGTGCACCGTTTCGCCGCGTAAGTGAGCCTGCGGTCAATCAAGATGACATGATTCTCGTTGTCGTAGCAGCCCCATAGTCCGTCCGGCAGGATGGCGCTGGACACGGTGACGGGCAGGCCGATGATGGCGCGGCGCATGTCCCCGTATGTCATGCGCCGGTCGATCGGCAGGTCAGGCAGGCTCGTCGTAATCCGGCCCCGCCTCTCCGTTAATGGCCTCCTGCTTGCCAGCGGCGTCATAGGCGGCAAGACCATAACCGCCTGCCTGCGCTTTCCTCTCGGCGGCTTCGACGGCATGGCGTTTGGAGTCCATCACGATGTCTCCGATGGATACGCCGGTCACTTCGCTGATGCGTTCCAGGTCACTCAGGTTGAGCGGGAGGCTGTAGTTTGCCCTCGTGTACCAGTAGACCTCGCCGAAGCCACAGGCCTTGGCGAATTCCTTGATGGTCATGCCGCTTTGCTTTTGGAGTCTGACGCATTCGTCCATGACCTGCTTGGCGAAATGCGTGACCTCCTGTGCTTTTCTTCCCATGCTTCAAATTATAGCTAATTGCGTAGTCATATGTGCATAAATCGTGAAGACTACGTAATTACGAATACAAGAAACTTCGTAATTACGTATATTAAAAACGTCGAAAGGAAAAACGAGATGTTGAGCACCAAGAAGACCAAGACCCCCGACCACTACCCGTGCGGCCACATGCGCGGCCCCGGCTGGCACGACTGGCGCGCCTGCCTCACCAAGCAGGGAATCGAGGAGGATGAATGGCCGGTCTGACGGAAACAGCCACCAGAAACCTCAAAGCGGAACTCGCCAGACACGACAAGACACCGAAAGACCTAGCAAAAGCATGGGGCCTCGAAATCAGAGCCGTAAACAACAGGCTCAAAGGCCGCACGCCACTCTCGACGGACGAAATCGAAAAAGCGGCATCCATGCTCGACATGGAATCGGAAACCCTCGTCATGCTCCTCATCCAGCCGATCGACAGCATCAAACAATTCAAAGCCTGAAATCCACAACCAAAGGAGCGTCCGATGGACAGCAAGAACGACAACAAAGACCTGCGCAAAGCCTGCGTGGAAGCCGTCTTCGACGAATTCGCCGAGCATGGCGACATGATTCGCCCGCAATACGCGGGACAGTGGAATGAAATCGACGCTAGCCGATTCCTGGGCCACATCACCGGACCGATGGACATCGACGTGACCGGCCTCGTGGACGTCATCATCGACACGATCGTCAAGGAAGCACAGAAATGAGCGGACAACTGCTTAACCCGCCAGCGCCGCCCGAACAGCGGAAGACGGTCTTCGACCCGCGGACGATCATGCTCGGCCTGACCGGCTACGCCATCCAAGTCGGCGAACACGACGCCAGACTCGTCAGACTCCACGAGGACGGGAAGACCATCCTCACGGAAGTGGACGCCAAAACCACAGAAACATTCGCCTACCACCTTTATGACGCGATAGGAGGAACACGATGAGCCTCACCACGGATGGAAGCCTCTACTTCGGAATCCTCGATGACGGCACCACTCGCAGCGACCATTCAGCCGTCATCCAGCTCGCCATCGACACGTGCGACAGCCACGCGCGATACCTGCTCACGCAGACAGACCTGGCGAACATCCGCCGCGACTGCAACCGCATCTTGAAGGAACTATCCGAAAGGAGGATGGCGAAATGACCGACCACGACTGCTGGCTCGAAGACCAGCGGGAGAAGACGCGGAAGCCGAACTACACGCGCCGCCGCATCCTCTTCGCCATCGTCAGCATCGGCCTCATCTCCAGCCTGACCATCATGCTCACATGGCATGGCGGCAGCACCACCGCCGCGCTCATGGTTGAAGGCGTGTACATCGCCACCGCATTGTGGCTGATCGTCAGATTCGCCCCACGCGATTAAAGACTTCCCGCTGGCTGACAGTCCAATAAAAACAAACCAATTGGGATGTTTTCGCGGACATCCACGTTCACCAGTCGGCTGGCGGGGACACATATAACTGAATATCGATTATTATCCACGCGCCGACCACATCTTGCTCTCACATACACTGTCGGCGCATTGGTTGGGCGACGGTTCGCCCGTCCACGGATTCCAATCTTCTTCTCCTCTATCAAGAAACGCAGGCATTCCGGTGTTTGCAAACCCTTTCAAGTCCGCCTGACGGCCAGTCACCGTCGGCCACGCCGCCGGCCGTGAACGCGTTTAGGTCGCGTTCCAACGGTCAAAGGGGCGTTCGGAATCCAAGGACGGCATCGGTCCGACTCCGATGCCAGCCACTCAGCCCCATCCACTCGTCAGGACGGGGCACACAACGTCAACAAGCAAAGGAAAACGCATCATGAACGAAAACAAACCACAGGTGGCAACATGGGCGCTCTGCGTCGACATCGACACCGACAACCCGGAATCCGACCCCACACTCATCTGCACACTCGACATACCGCTGGACGCATTCAAAGGCGGCCTGGTCGGCGTCACCCTTGCCAGCAACATGGGCGAGGACACTGCGCTTGCCGCCCGAGTCGTATGCCAGGCCCTCGACAAGGCGCTCAAACGTCACCTCGAACGCGGCGGCGACAACGAAACCCCGGAAATGCTCACCGGCCTCCATATCGACCCGATGGGCGACATTCGGGACGCCCGGCCATGACAGACCTGCTCACGCCATCTGAACTGGCTGTCATGCTCGGCATGAGCGTGCGTACCCTCGCCAACTGGCGGTCTAACGGCAAGGGCCCGCCATACGTGAAAATCGGCGTGGAACCGCCCGAAGGACATCAGGACAGGCGCAAAGTCAGATACGAGCTTCAAGTCGCGGAACGGTGGGCTTTGGCGCACAAGTACCAGAGGACGGTGGCGAGATGAAAAACGGCACGTTCGTTCCGGCGACACAGTGCAAAAGCAGTCCACGCGTCAAAAACGACGGGAAAGCACACGTCGACACCGGCAAACCGACCCTCACCCAGCAGGGAATCGACGTGGACAAGTTCATCCGCGACAACCACGCGCTCATCGAAAAACTCAGGAAAGGAACACGTTGAAACACGAATACACCTTCGAAGAACTCGCCGAACTGAAGAGAATCTACAACGAGTCAGGCGAAGCAGGACTCGACATCACGGAAATGCGGGCGTTGCGAAAGGCCGGACTCCTCACGCAGGGCCTGCCGGAGAAACCGTCGAAACGAGACCTCATCCTCGCGCACTGCAAAAACCGCATCGACCAAGGCCAACCGTTCGACGGCAAGGAAACCGCCGAAGCGCTCGGCATGAGCCAGAAAACAGTCGGCAACATTCTCAGCCAGCTCCGCAAGGAAGGACTATTGCCGGCCTTCGACAAGCATTCGCCACGCAAAACCACCACAAGCGGAAAGAAGAAAGAGACCATCATGACCGTCGCATCGAAACCAGTCGCCAACAAGGAGGAACCAATGAGCCAGGAACTCACTGCCAACAAGGAGACAGCACCGGAGAAACAGTGCGAGAACCCACGCACCATCATCTCCAACGCATTGACCGGCATTTTCGACGCCATCAGCGCTCTGCAACGAACCGCGTTCCAAACCAACGACAAGGTGGTCTACGGATTCGCCACCAAGCTGCTGAACGGCGAATTGATGGACCTCAAAGCCAACTACAGCAAGGACACAAAATGAGGATCAATTTCGATAGCAAGAGTGGCGTTTTCGCCATCAAAGCCGAAAAAGAAGAGGAAAAAACCCGGCTCAAAACGTCGGCGGTCGCCATCTGCAATCTCATTATCGATTTTTTCGACGGTGAAGTCCAAGAAATGAAGGCGGCGAAGGAATGAAGCGGATACCACTCAAGGACACGGAACGCTACACGTTGGAACGGTTCCGACAGTGCAAGAAAACGGAACGTCATCTCGCATGGCTGAAGAGCCGTAAGGCTGGTGTCGGCGGTTCCGACATGAGCACGATCCTCGGCCTGAATTCCTTTAAGACACCGTATGAGCTGTGGCTTGAGAAGACCGGACGCGTGGAACCGGAGGACATCTCCGACAAGTGGGCTGTCATCCGCGGCAATGCCTTGGAGAACGAGCTTCGCAAGCGTTTCCGCGCCAATCATCCGGAAATGCTCGTCACGGATGGCACTGACAAGCAATTCATCAGCCGCGAAAAGCCCTATCTGAGGGCTTCCCTTGACGGCATCCTGCAGAAAGAGAACGGCGATTTTGGGATCCTCGAAATCAAGACGGCGAGCAGCCGTCGAGCGGGGGACTGGCATGACAAGGAAGGCAACCTCCGAATCCCGCCATACTACTTGGCTCAGGTCGAATTCTACACGCTCGTCACTGGATGGACATGGGGCTACGTGTACGCGGCCATCGGAGACGACGAGCCGGTGGAGATACCGTTCGAGGCCGACGTGGAGGACATGGCCGCGATCGACAAGGCCGCAGCCGACTTCTGGCATTTCGTCACCACCGGCACTCCACCGCAATTGACTGCCGGCGACGTGCAGAAGGCGTTCCCGGAACCGACGCCGGACATCGTTGACGAAAGCGCCGACGATGACCTCTACGACCTGCTCGCAAGATACGAGAGCGCCACCGGAATGCTTCATGACATGAAGGCCACTCAGAAGGAATTGCAGGAACAGATCATCCTGCGCATCGGCTCGCATGCGGGCGTGCGCTGCGGCAACCTCCAAGCCACCTACAAGACGACGACCCGCAAGGAGTACACCGTCAAAGCCACCACATACCGCAAATTCGCATTCAAATCCATCGAAGAAAAGGAGCAATGATTATGGGAGCAATCGCACAGCAGGCGCAAGGCCGTCAGATGGTCGAAATGACGCCGAAGAAGAACCTCCAGATGCTGATGAAGAAAAGCTGGCCGCGCATCGCCAGCGTCGTCGGCAACAACATCAGCCCCGACCGCCTCTACCAGATGTGCGTCAGCGCCATCAACAAGACGCCGAAACTCGCGGAATGCTCGCCGCAAAGCGTGCTCTCCTGCTTCATGACCTGCTCCGCGCTCGGCCTCGAACCATCCAACGTGGACGGATTGGGACGCGCCTACGTGCTTCCCTTCTACAACAAAAAATCCGGCGGCATGGAAGCCACGTTCATCATGGGCTATCGCGGCATGATCGATTTGGCGCGACGCAGCGGCCAGCTCGTGGACATCAGCGCCCGAGCCGTACACCAGGGAGACGAATTCTCCTACAGCTATGGTCTCAACGAGGATCTGCACCACGTGCCATGCGCCAACCCCGGCGAACTGACCCACGTGTACATGGTCGCGCATTTCAAGGACGGCGGCCACTACTTCCTCGTCCTGAACCGTCAGGAGATCGAGCAGGCGAGGGCACGCAGCAAGAGCGGCAATTTCGGCCCATGGAAAACCGACTACGAGGCCATGGCCAAGAAGACCGCCATCCGCCGCGCGGCGCCTTATCTGCCGTTGACGGTGCAGGCGCAGACCGCCGCCGCCAGCGATGACACCACGCCCGATTACGGCGACGTGTTCCAGCCGGTGCTTGATGACGATGGCGATGATGGAGCTGATGACGTGACCGCCGAGGTCATGGAGCCGGACGTTGAAACCGGGCAGCAGACTGAAGTGAAGGAGGCCGAGTGATGGCCGGAGAGACTGTTATCACGATCATTGGCAATCTGACCGCAGATCCTGAGATGCGCACGACGCGCAATGGTTCCACGGTGGCGAATTTCAGCATCGCGGCCACGCCACGCGTATACAACAGCCAGGCCAATCAGTGGGAGGACGGTCAGGCGCTGTTCCTCCGCTGTTCGGCCTGGCGTGACCTCGCCTCGCATTGCGTCCAGACGCTCCACAAGGGCATGCGCGTCATCGCCCAGGGCAGGCTGCAGCAGCGCTCCTATCAGGCGCAGGACGGTTCCAACCGTACCGTCATCGAAATGACCGTGGACGAGATAGGACCGTCGCTCCGTTATGCGACGGCGCAGGTGCAGAAGATGCAGTCAGGCGGATACCAGGGCAACGCCAATGGTGGCGGCTATCAGCAGCCGCAGCAGACACAGCAGCAGTCGCAGGCTCCGGCAGATGACCCGTGGGGCGCTCCGGCTGGAGAGCCTGACTTCTGATGCGTGAGTGGATTGAGCCGCCGGACGTGCTGCCCACATGTCCGATTCATGGGTGCGCGCTGTATCCGGCGCGCCCCATCCCATGCCCAATATGCGAGGAAGAAGCCGAGGAAGAGGAGGAATGATGATGCAGGAATTCGTCGTGGACATTCCACGGGACGAATGGTGGACGCAGAATCGGCGCGGCCACTGGTGGGTGAAATTCGCGCACACGAGCGCAGTCAAACAGCGTGCCGTGGCATTCGCCAGATTCTGGCTCCAAAACGGCCACCACCGTCCACAACACTTCCCGGTGCACGTCACTGCCGTCATTCACCCATTGACGCACGGGCGCTTCGACCCGGAGAACGCGGCGCCCATGGTCAAGGCCATCCTTGACGCGCTCACCGATACCGGATTCTGGCCCGACGATGACTCAAAGCATCTCATCGGCCCCGACTACCGCGGCGGAGAGCCAAGCAGCCGAAAAGGCTGGTACCGAATCACAATCCGAATCGAAGAAGAGGAGCACTGACATGGCCACGAACGTGAGTCAGCAAGACGAGACACTGCACAAGGTTATCGAATGGTGTGAGCAGCGCGAGGTTGAGGGATTACGGCTTGCCAATGCTTTGCTGCAGAAGCATGACTTGGCTGCTTATGCAGTGGTCAAAGCTCAAATAGACGCATATTACAAGACCGCCGAACACTGCCGTTCCATGCTCGGCTACAGCGGCTCCATGCCGTCCTGTCTCAACTATGAAGACATCGATGACAGCAGCCCGGACCTTCAGCCACAGGTTGGCGACTACGGTGTGGCCGTCCTTGAGAACGCTCACGGTCAGGAAGAAATACCGTTCCACGTCGAGCGGGAGGAGCATACCGGACTGCCGGTCGCACTCCTGAACACACGACTGTATGCGAAACCGGAAGACGACATCGACGACGGACAGTACGTGAGCCTGTTCCAGCTCTATTTGGACGGCTTTATGTTGAGTCGGACGGGCCGAAAGCGGAACAAAGACGCGGAGGCATAGTCATGTGGTTCAAACGTAAATACAACGAATATGGGTGTCCAATGTGCGGCAGACTACCAGTAATCAAGGCATGGCAAACGGAAAAATACCACGAGAGCCGCAAAGTAAGGACAACACTCACAGTCTATCGGCTCCAATGTCCACGTGGACATATCTCTACAAGCTGGTTCAGCCACGCCGCACTCGCAAGCAGGCAGTGGAAAGAACTCGTGGACGAGTACAAGGGGAAGGATACGAAATGAGCGCGTATCAGCCTGTTCTTGACCCAGCCTGCGGCGGCCGAATGTTCTGGTTCGACAAATCGGATGATCGCGTGCTTTTCGGTGATGTGCGGGATGAAAGCTGGGAATTGTGCGATGGGCGTAGGTTCGATGTCAAGCCTGACATGCTGATGGACTATCGCGACCTGCCGTTCCCTGATGAAACGTTCCGCATGGTCGTGCTCGACCCGCCCCACCTGCGCAATGCGGGCGATACGAGCTACATGGTGCGGAAGTACGGATGCCTCGACCAAGAGACGTGGAAAGCTGACCTCAAGACCATGTTCAGCGAGTGCTTCCGCGTCCTGAAAGAGCATGGAGTGTTGATTTTCAAATGGAATGAGACACAGATACCCGTATCGCAGATTCTCAAGCTCACAGCGCACAAGCCACTCTTCGGCAACAAGCAGCCGAACCGCACGGGAACACACTGGATTGTCTTCATGAAGGAGGACGCGAAATGAATAAACGGTACAAGGTTTGCCCACTTTTTTGGAGTGATTACGGCGATGAGCGCACCTTGATGAATATGGGTGTGTTTGAAAAGTTGCTGAACGAGGGTTGGAAGATTCTGCGGGTGGATACCATGCCACCAACGGAATTGCGTGATACCGCCGTCACAGCGACGAACGTCTACATCCTTGAGAGGGAGGCTAATGATGATTAGCCAATACGACAAGGACATGTGTTGCCTGTATATCGCTGAGGGGATGACCTACATCTGGCAACAACGAGGGAACCAAGAGCTTTCCCGAATACTTGAATCATTGGCCGATAGGAAGCTCATGAAGCGTGTCCATGGCGGGTATGCGATCACACTCAAGGGCCTGTTGGCAGTCAAGGTGTGGAGACTTCACCTGTTCCTGTTCCATCACGGTGAATACAAGTACTTCAGGAGGAAGAAATGAGCAGGGCTGAAACCACCGCCATGCTGTCCAAGCTGGTGGAGAAGAGGTTGAGGAATCAGACCGCTTTTTGGGCGAGCGAGGTCAATTTCGACCGTAACACGCCCGACGAAAGGCGCGTGGACTACGTGGGCTTCAAGCCCTGGAACATCAACGGTGAGCCGGTGCCCGCAAGCGTCGAGAAAGGCTGCTTCGAGTTCTACGAGGTCAAGTCATGCATGGCTGACTTCACTAGCGGCAACGGACTGACGTTCTACGGCGATCAGAACTATCTGGTCTGCACGAAGGAACTGTGCGACGAGATCGTATGGCAGAAGATGGTGCCGCCGCGAGTGAACGCGATCCTGACACCGGATTCGACCGGCTCGAAACTGATTCTCGACTATGTGCAGTCCTACAACGACCTGTCATACAGGAGGCGTCCGGCAAGCGAAATCCTGTGGGCCATGGTCAAAGCAAACGGAAAGAGGACTAATTGAGCATCATGCTGGACGAGGCGCAAGCCTACGAAAATTCACGAGATTACGACTGCTGCCAGATCATCGAAGGAGCCTACACGGTAGGCGACGCGGTCTACGAAGCCTACTGCGATGGACGTGAAGCGCTGCCCACGAATGCTGAAATCGAGGCCGTGGCGAAACGACTTCTATGGAGAAGCTGCAAGAAGTGGGATGGTGTCGAAAGTGACTGTGTGGCGAAAGGCGAGGATGACGCATGGAATTATGCCGGTGAGATTCCCGGCTTCCAGGAGGAATATATCAGACAGGCCAAGGAAATGCTCGAAATCGCACGGAAGGCGGTAAGCGAATGAGCAAGGCAATCCGATATGTCGAGTGCGCCCACTGCGGTGAGACGGTGGGCACATATTACGTCACCTGCCCTTACTGCGGGTATCGGCTGGTGGACGCGAAGCAAGCCGTAATGATGGGTTTGTCATGGTGACGCTTGACCCGCCACCGGACTTGGTGGAGATCGCCGAAGCCTTGGATGCGATGGCGAAACCACACGTGGGAAGCGGATGGGCGAACACCAACTACACCGATCTGCCCTGCACCACGCCACGGCAGGAAGCAATCTGGATGGCATACAACGGCATCACAAGAGGAGAGGATTAATGAGAATCAGGACGATTAGACCTGAATTCTACAGTTCAGAGAGCGTCGGCTCCATGACGTGGAAGACGCGACTCGTGTTCATCAACCTCTGGTCTTATGTTGAGGACAATGGCGTGCAGCTCGACAATCCGCGTCTCTTCCGCGGCCAGTGCATGCCGTATGACGATTCCGTCCTCGATGGCATCGAGGACGCCTTCGCGGAATTGGAGCAGTGCGGCAGCATCATCCGCTACGAGCGCGACGGCAAGCGTCTCCTCTTCATTCCCGGCTTCGAGAAATGGCAGAACATCCAACGTCCGGGCACCTGCCACTACCTGCCACCGGACGGCTGGGACAAGCGTGGACACAAGGTCATTCCGGAGGATTCCGGACAGTTGCAGGAACATTCCTGCGAGTCTCCGGAGGATTCCGGACAGTTGCACGACTGTAGTAGTAGTAGGAGTAGTAGTAAGAGTAGAAAGAAAGAAGAAGAAAATAAATTTTCTTCTTCCAAAGAAATCACCGCCGAAGCGTTCCATGATTCCACGGACTACACCACCGCCATGTCGGCGATCAAAGCGGAATACGCGAATCTCGCCGTTACTGACGCTTGGAACGCATTCTTAAGCCGACATTATAGCGAAAACCGCACGATAGCCGACTGGACGCGCCTATGGAAAGGCTGGTGCCAACGCCGCGCCAACATGAGCGGCATACCACCGTCGAAACGCCATGTGCACACGTGGCAGTGCGAACACGTCCTGCAAGCGCTCGGACGCGACAAGGAAACCGCCACACCAGACCAACAAGCCTGCCAACTCGCAGAACGACTCAACAAGGAGCAGAACACACAATGATAGAACCCAAACTCATCTACCATCTCACAGACGCCGAATACCACCGACGCATGGCCAAGGCATGGCGAGAAGGCTACGCGGCCGGTTGGAAAGACCAGGAATGCGACTTCCCGCCACACACAAGCGACAATCCATATCTGGAGGCCACCAAATGAAGAAAATACTCGAAGACATGATCATCAAGTGGCATCAGGCCGGTTACGCGCTTGACGAGATCGCGCCGCTCGTGCCGCAGGTGCCGAAAGCGGAAGTCGCCGCGATCATCCGCCAGCACGACAAGGAGACCAGACTTTGACCAACTGCCAGCACTGCCACAAGCCAATGAAACCGGCGACGGCGAACCTGCTATGCGCATCATGCCGCACGGACTACTGGACCATGATCCGCCAACTCGGACACGTCCAACTGCCCGCATTAAGCTCCATCATGCTCAAACAAGCACACATCGGCAGCACAGGCCACACGCCAAGCCGAGGCAACGCGCCAATGCCAATCGACACCCACGCTCAAGACCTCATCGCAGACAGCGAAGCATGGTTGGCGGAACAGGCGGGCAAAATACGCGCCGCATACGCCGCATACGACTGGCGGAAAGCATGGTATGCCATCATCAGCAACCGTCACACGACGTTGAACATGCCAACCGCAGCAGATGATTACACCAGCCTGGAACACATCAGCCGACGCAACGAGACAGCATTGACACCAGAGAGCGAGCTGATAATCCTCGGCACCTGCCCCACCTGCCGCCACCAGCTCACCGGTACACCAGACGCCGAGTCGGTCACATGCCAACACTGCCGTACCGAATGGGCGGCACCAGCCATCAAAGCAGCACGAGACGAACGACTGTGGCAAGTGCAAATCACCGGCACGCCAAGCGACGCAGCCAAGGAACTGAAACGCTACGGCCTGACCATCAGCCGCAACCTCGTCAGCCAATGGCTCAGACGCGGCAAGTTGCACGCCACGCCGACAAACACCAAGAACCAGTACGTGTTCAACCTCGGCGAGTTGGCCGCACTACTTGACTGTCACCGTTGAAATGCTATACTGTCGTATGTTCGTAGAATGAATGGCCCAGCATAATGATAGCTGGGCCATTATCATATAAGCTTCGGTAGCTCAGTGGCAGAGCACAAGGGATGGCACAGATACCAATGGACGGATACCAAACCGGCCGTGGCTTCCTGCTTCTTTCAATCGAATGCCCGTGATGATAAAGACAGTGCATCCCACACCACGCGCTGGTTCGACTCCAGCCCGAAGCACCAAAGGCGGTGAATCAATGCCAGGAAGAACGCGCAAGACAAGCCGCCAATTCGAAAAAGACAAGGCCGCATTCTTCAACCAATGCAAGGCACAGCATGCAGTCTGCTGGTTGTGTGGTATGCCGATAGATTATTCAGCACCGAAGAACACAAGCGATGACAGCTTCAACCTCGACCACCTCTACCCAGTCTCGAAGCACCCCGAACTCCAATTCGACCCGGCAGGCTTCAAACCAAGCCATACCAGCTGCAACCGATTGCGCGGCAACCAAGACCCACCAGCACCAATCGGAACACTCTCAAGACAATGGATAACAACAGCATGAGCCCTCACAGCAAGGGGTAGGGGCGGTGAAATCGTAAAACCAACGACAGAGCGCAAGACGTCCCGCGTGGTTGCTCTTCCTCTCCCCGATGGCCGAAATTGACCGGGGGTCGCGCGCGCGATTGCAGATTCGAGGTGAAGCATGTCGGTGAAATTTCCGAGTCATAATGTGGCGGAGGCTTTGGAGCGTTCATTGAAGAACGCCGATGGGCTGAAGGCCGTGAATTCCGCAGTGGTCGCGGCCGCCCGCGTATTGGCTGGTCGGATTGACTTCCTGAATGCCACCGGATTCGTTGACGAGAACGGGAAGATCGACAATGTGACTCTGCCGACTTTCTTGAAATACTGCCAGTCTCTCGGATTGACTTTGGACGCTCCAGCGAAGGTCGGGCGTCCGGCTAGGCAGAAGCCCGAAGTCAGGGCTGAGGAAGCGAAGAGCGACAAGGTTATCGCGATGGATGATTTTATGAAGCGTTTCGGCTGAGGAGGTTGCGATGGCGGCTGAGGATCTGGAGGTTTTCGGCGCCATCGACGATGAGAGGCATGGCGTGACCTTGCCGCGTATCTTCACGCCGTCGTTGCGCCCGTTGACCAAGGAGACGAGCAATGGTTTCGCGGTGATCGCATTCGCGGAGATCATGCTGCACGTGCATCTCTATCCGTGGCAGCAGTGGCTACTCGTCCATGCTTTGGAATTGCTGGAGGACGGCAGCTATCGCTTCCGCAAGGTCATCGTGCTTGTGGCCCGCCAGAATGGCAAGACAACGCTTATGGGCGTGCTTGCCGCGTGGTGGCTGTTCGTGGATTCCAACAAGCATCCCGACCGAGTGCCGCCCGTGAAATTCCTCGTGGTCGGCGCCGCGCAGACATTGGACAACGCGAAAGGCCCTTACAATCAGGTCAAGGAGTGGTGCAATCCTCAGCCTTCGACCGATGAGGAAGCGGATCTGGTGATTCCGGATCTCGCTGCGATGACGCAGAAATTCGTCAACACTAACGGCGAGGAGGCGATCATCACCCGCTCGAAGGCGCGGTATATCGTCCGTGCCGACAAGAACATTCGAGCAAAATCAGCTGCCCGTGTCGTGTTCGACGAGCTGCGTGAGCAGCATACGGACGATGGCTGGAATGCCGTGTCGCAGACCACGAAGGCAGTCTGGTCGAGCCAATTATGGGGCATTTCCAACGCTGGCGATTATAGGTCTGTGGCGTTGCGCAAGCAGGTGGACAAGGGCCGCAAGCTTGTTGACGAGTGGACGCGTCTGAGCGCCGACGGTGGCAATCCGGCCGACGTGTTCCTGTCCGGCGAGCAGGACGGCTCTTTCGGATATTTCGAGTGGTCTGCGCCTGACAAGTGTCCGGTGGATGACGCCGACGCTATTCGCCAGGCGAATCCGTCGCTTGGCTACGGGCCGATGACCGTCATGTCGGTTCGGTCCGATATTGACGGCATGACCGAGGCGGCGTTCCGCACCGAGGTTCTGTGCCAGTGGGTCACGGCTGACATCATTCCTTTCATCAGCCCGAAAATGTGGGCCAGCGGCATCGACTCGCGTTCCACGATACCGGACGGCAATCGCGTCGTACTGTCCGTGGACACGTCGGCTGACCGTAAGACCACGTATGTGGCCGCTGCCGGCATTCGTGCGGACGGGTTGCCTCATGTTGAGCTGATCGCTCGCCGTGACGGCATGCTGTGGGTGCCGCATTATCTTGACCTGCTCCAGGAGCGTTGGCCGCACATCACGGAGATCGCCGTGCAGGGCAAGGGATGTCCGGCCGTGGACTTCATCGACCCGCTCACCGAAAAAGGGTGGACGGTGCATCTCATCGAAGGCTTCCGTCTGGGCGCGTGCTGCGGTCGTTTCCATGACCGTGTGCGTGAGGGGAAGCTGCGGCATCTTCCGCAGCCTGCCATCGAACAGCAGGTGAGTGTGGCCGTGTCCCGTAGGCTCGGCGAGGTCGAGGTGTGGGACAGGACAAAATCAGCATTGCAGATTTCCGGCTTGGTTGCCGAATCGCAGGCGCTATATGCCTTGGAGACCATGCAAGTCGAAGCGGAGACACCGAAATATGCGCCGAGCGTGACTCATTTCGCAGTCGTATGACCCAGTGAGGAGGTTTCATGGGGTTCTTTTCCAGATGGCTCAAGAAAAGCCCGGTATCCGTGGCCCAGAAGTTCTCCGAATCGCCAGTCAACATTTCGCAGGTCACGCAGCTGCCGATCGATTGGTTCGGCGCCGGAGTCTACGAGCGAGAGGCGGCGGTGCGCACCGTCATCGACCATATCGCGCGGAATATCGCCAGCATGCCGTTCAAGGTCTACACGCGCCAGCCTGACGGTGACCGTGCGGAGGACACGACAAGCCCTTTGGCGCAGTTGATGGCAAAGCCGAGCGTTCTTCCTGGCATGACACGCTACCGATTCTTCTACTCGCTGCTCTGCGATGGCCTGCTCAATGACCGTTGGCTGTGCCTGCTCGATGCCGACAAGCAGTCCGGCCGACTGTGGTTGCGGCGTATTCCGGTGCAGAATTTCACTCTTTCCGGCAACACTCTTGATGAGATCACCGGCGTGCAGATCAGTACCGGACAGCCGGAAGGAAGCCAGTATTTCAAACTGCCAGACCCGCAGATTCTGCTGGATGTGGGCTATAGCACGTCCGGCATCGGCGGTTCTCCCGTGTCCGGCACTCTCGCCCCGCTTCTGGCGGAGGCGCGTGAGATGGCCGAATATCGTCGTGCGATTGCCAAGAACGGCGGTCAGATTCCGGCGTACATCTCCCGTCCGAAGGAGATGCCGTGGCCCTCGCAGGAGGCGCAGGACGAATTTGTGCAGGGCATGCGCAATTACAAGTCCGGCGGGAATCTTGCCGGTGGCTGGCCGCTGCTCAACGACGGCATGGAAATCAAGACCGTGGACGCCTTCAAACCGATCGACATGCAGGACATCGACGCGAGGGACAAGATTCGCATAGACGTGGCCAACGCATTCCACATCGCGCCAGAAAATCTAGGCTTCCGCAGCGGCACGAATTCCAACATCGGAGCCTTCAAGGAGCAGATGTGGAACGTGGAGTTGATGCCGTACATCGTGGCTTTCGAACAGTCGCTCAATTTGCTGCTGCCAGACGCGCTCGGCCAGCCTGACGCCTACATCGAAGCGAACGTTGACGCGAAGCTGCGCGGAACGTTCTCCGAACAGTATCAGGCGCTCAGCACGGCCACTGGGCGTAGTTTCATGACCACGAACGAGGCACGGCGCATCCTCAACTATCCGAAGCTTGATGGTGGCGACGAATTGGTGACGCCACTGAACGTGGCGACCGGCGGACAGCCCAGCCCGCAGGATGGCGGCAGGACGCAGAACGCGCAACAGAACAATCCAGTGAACGGAGAAGGACAGTGAATCTCAAACAGCTCAGATTCAACGTGAAATCCTTGGACGATTCCGCAGGCGAAGGCGTCTTCAGCGGCTACGCCAGCACTTTCGGCAACAAGGACCTGCAGGGCGACGTGATCGCCAAGGGCGCTTTCGCGGAGACCTTGGAGAAGGACTACGCCGGCGGAGCCGGCATCCCGATCCATTGGAACCATCAGGACGGCAAGCCGACCGACATCATCGGACGCACCTTGAGTGCCGTCGAGGACGAGAAGGGCCTGCTCATCTCGGCACAGCTTGATATCGAGGATAATCCGACCGCACAGCAGGCTTACGACCTGCTCAAGGATGGCAGGGTTCATCAGATGAGCATCGGCTTCGTGCCGACGAAGACCGCTTGGATCACGGAAAAGGGCGACGGCCCGTGGGGTGGCCATTCCGAATTCCAGCAGATCAAGCTTTTCGAGATCAGCGTGGTGCCGGTGGCCGCGAACCAGCAGGCCGAGATTCTGGCCGTGAAGTCAGGTCGCGCCATCAGCTCCGCCAATGAGGAGAAGCTTCGTGCCGCATTGGCGTCGCTGAACGAGGTGTTGGAAGGCATTGATTCCGACAATTCCAGCGCTTCCGACGAAGATAAGCCGGATGATTCCAAGACCGGCGAGAAAAAGGATGACAAGAAGCTTGCCCCTGATAAGGGTAGGGACGCGGAGGCCGAGAAGGCCGAGCGTCTGAATGTAATCAAATCCGCCCGTGAACTGGTCACTGGCGGCAAGGACAACAAGGAGACCAAATGAGTTTCAATGATCGTCTCGCCAAGACCAAGGCCGCCATCGAAGCGGTGCTGGCCAAGGGCGAGGATAATCTCGACGCTTCCGACATCGAGAAGCTGAAGGGGCTGAACGCCGAGGCGCACGAATTGCAGGATTCCATCGAAACGTTGGATGCGGTGCATAAGCGTTTCGCGGGATTGACCGACAATCTGGCGGACACCCAGAAGAGCGGAGCCGCATCCGGCGAGTCTCTTGGCGATTTCGTCGTGAAGAACATCGGCGAACAGCTGGCGAAGATGAAGGGAGTGTCGGGAGCGTCAATCGCAGCACCGGAATGGGCTCCGCGCCGCAAGGCCAACACTGACACGCAGGTTACCGGAGGCCCGTCCGGCGTGTACGGCTCCCTGCTGACCTACGTGGACCCGAATTTCGTCCAGGCTTACCGTCGTCCGACCATCACCAACCTGTTCGGTGTCGGCGCGATGAGCGGACAGGCCATCATCTACTACGTGGAAGGCGAAAAGGAAGGCGATTTCGAAACCGTCGGCGAAGGCGAGGAATTCAGCCAGATCCATTACGCGGACGCGACAGAGCACACCGACGCTTTGTCCACAATCGCTGGATTCATTAAGGAGTCCAACGACATGATCACCGACCTTGAATTCCTGAAGTCCGACATCGATGGACGTCTGCTCTACGATTTGAGCATCGTCGAGGAGAAGCAGCTGCTCAAGGGCGATGGCACCGGCAAGAACATCAAGGGCCTGCTGAATCGTGAAGGAATCCAGTCATACACCGCTACCGACGCTGGCAATGACGTTGCCGTCCTGCACGCGCAGTCGATGATCTCCACCACGACCGGCATGATGCCGGATGCCCTTGTCATCAATCCGACAGACTATGAGGCCATTCGATTGAAGAAGGACAATGATGGCAATTTCATCGGCGGTGGACCGTTCTATGGCGTGAATGGTGGCGCGCTGACCATCACTCCGCGCCTCTGGGGTCTGGACACCGTGGTGACTCCCGCTGTCGACGCCGGCACAGCCATCGTCGGCTCCTTTAAGGGCGCTGCCACCTTCTATCGCAAGGGCGGTGTGACGGTTGAGGCCACCAATTCCAATGACACCGACTTCATCTCCGATCTGGTGACCATCCGCGCCAAGGAGCGTGTGGCTTTGGCCGTGCGCAAGCCGAAGGCTTTCGTCAAGCTGACCCTTAAGTAAGGAGACGTGATATGGCTCGACAGTTTCGAGTGATTCCAGCCTCGGCGGCGAAACTTGACCCGAATGCCAACGTGGCCGATGTGGTCTTCGTCGGGGGCAACGGCAAGCCGACCGATATTGGCAGCGCTGCAGTGAAGCCTGCAACGCATGTGGCTTTGGCCGCCGGCGACACGCCAACCAAGAGCGAATTCGACGCCCTGGTCAATTCCCTGATTGCGGCTGGCCTGATGGCCGCAGAGTAAGCGTGGAGGTCGGCATGATTGATGTGAATGTGATTCCTGACATGATTGCCGACCCTTCGGCTTTCGAGGATGATGCCGCCTTCCGGCTCAGGGCCGCGCAGGCGGCCATCCGCCGTGAGTGTGGCTGGCATGTCATGCCGAACACGGCGCTTAGCGGTGTGATTAACACTCGTGGTGGTTCGGTGATTCGTTTGCCCGCCCGTCATGTGACGAGCATCGAATCCTTGACCGACCGTGATGGCAACAAGCTGGCTTATGCCTATGATCCTGAGACTGGTCTTGTGGAGTCCTTGTCTGGCGGCTTTCCCGCTGGCATTGCGGCCATCCGCTACGAGATTCACGCGGGATACGATGACGCGCCGGACGTGCAGTCGGTGCTTATCAGCGCCGCGAAGCGTGCCGGCATGAGTCCGCTTGGGCTTATCACCTCGCAGTCAACGAATGGCAGCAGCGCAAGCTTCGACGTGGTGTCGCTCATGCAGGCCGAGAAGGACAAGCTCAAACCCTACAAGCTGGGAGGCTTGCCATGAGCCTGCTTGACGATTTGAACACCACTGGTGGCGGCTGGCACATGCCCGGAGCGACAAAGTGGAAGCGGCTTCGTGCGAAAAAGGTCATGGACCGGTATTCGGGCGAGTTGACTGGTGAAGATTGGGATCACCCGGACGTGCTGGAATTCAATGGCTCGCTGGCAAGTTCCAGCAGCATGAGGACTCCTGATGCGCTTCGTGAGGAGACTACGAGCACGGCCTACCTCACCTCGCCTGAACTGTCTTTGGATGTGATGCCTGGTGATCGTATCAAGGCCATGCCGGATGACGGCAGGTGTTGGGAGGTGTCCGGCTATCCGTCGCGTGATGCCAATGCTTTCACTTCGTGGCAGCCGACGATTGAGATTCCACTATCCGAGTACAGGGGGTGATGGTTTTGGGTGTGATGGTCAAATTCAACGATCGATATTTCGATGAGTTGATGAATTCGGCTGGCGTCAAGGCCATGACCCGCAGGGCGGCCGAAAAGACCTTGGAATATGCGAAGTCTCACGCTCCCGTAGACACCGGCGCATACCGTGACGGCCTCCAGATCGAGGAGGTCAAGCATGCTCACCGTACCACCTGCATGGTGGTCGGCACCGATCCGAAGACTCTGCTCGTGGAGTCGCGGACCGGCAATCTCCGCAAGGCGCTCAAGGCTGGCAAGTCATGACGGCAGTGCTACCACCAGACCTCGAAACATGGCTGTGCGCTTACCTCCGTGGCAAGCTGAAGCCCTCCTTCGGCAAGATTCTCGTGCACATTCGAGAGCCGGACGATTACGACGGCTCATTTCCGCTTGTGGTCGTGCGTGACGATGGCGGCAGCCAGTCCAATCGCGTGCTCTTCGACCGCAGCATTGGTATCACCGTGCGTTATGGCAGTCGGTCCACTCCGGGGCCTTGCCGTGATCTGGCGGCTCGAATCTACGGCCTGCTCACCGACCCGGCGATTTGCTCGCTTGATGGTTCGCCGATCGCGGCAGTCGAGGAGGACGGGTGCAATGGCCCGTATTTCGTGGCCGAGGACGCGAACATCGCCAGATGCTATCTGACTCTCGAATTCTCCGCTATTGGAAAATTCCAATAATTCAATAATTCTTAATTTTTAGGCGTTGAAACGTTTGTTTCAGCGCCTTTTTGTTTGAAAGGACAAAATATGGCAGCTGATTCAGCAGGCAATGACCTGAGCGCCGCGAAGATCGTGGTGACAAGCGCATACCGTTTCGCCCCCTATGACGCGACTCAGAAGCTGACCGCCGATCTCATCGCGCCGACCGTGGCCGACGTGAAGACCGGCTTGGACAAGATTTTCACCAAGGGCGGCTTCGTCGGCCTTATCACCGAGGATGGTGCCCCGCAGGACAGCCGTGACGCCGATGATGCGATCAAATTCCACCAGCCAGGCTATTCGATCAACGGCAAGGCGTCGCTGACCGAGCAGTTCACCGTGGCCGAGGATAACGACATCACACGCAAGATGACGATCGGCACGCCGGACTCCAGTGGCGTGTATCACGTGACCGATGTGATTCAGGATGGCAAGTGGTTCTGCTACAAGGAGACCGTTTTTAAAAACGGCACGCATCGCCGTCGTCTGGGTGTCGTGAATCTGACCGGCAACGAGCAGGGTCAGGATACTTCCGGCAAAAACACCGGTGACGCTTGGACCATCGAATGGATTCAGGACGACGCCTGCGATTCCGGCGCCTCGAAGTACCTGCAGTCCTTCGTGACGCCGAAGGCTTCGTCCGATTCTCATGCAACCGATCATCAGGCTGATGATTCCGAGTCTCAGCCGGTCACCGACTGACATTGACTCTTCCCTGCACATGTTTCTTTCTTCCTTTCTTCGCATGTGCTGGGATTCTTCCTCTTCATCCAGTGAAGCAAAGGAAAAATTTTTAGTCGTTTGAAAGAAGGAAGAAATGACCAAGAACGTGATGCCCTCCGCCGCCGATTTCGACGCCTGGACTCAGGAGGACGAGGAGAAGGCGCTTGAAGCGTCGGCCAAGCGGATGAAGGTGAAGCACCTCATCAAGGACGACAGCGTATGGTTCCTCGCACCGCACGGCCACATTTACAAGCTGCCTCTGAATCTCAGCATCGATGATTTCGTGCGCCTGTCCGACCTGCAGTCCAACACGGAGCAGATCCAGACGTTGAAGGATATTCTCGCGGCTTTCGCTGGCGAGGATGCGGCCAAGGAGCTGGCGAAGGAGCCGGCAATGGTCCCATTCAACATCCTCAACGATTACGGCGAGCTGCTTGCGAAGATTCAGGGCGTGGAATTGGGAAAATCGTCGGCTTCTGCCAGCTCCTCCAAGGAGAAGACGGCAGTCGAATAAGGGCCGATTTCGCGGCTCGCGGGTGGAGTCTGCAGGCCGATTTGGGCGGCAGACTCCGCTACTGCGACGCGATCGCATTGTGGGAAAATCTCTCGGCTGACCCGAGCAGTTACACCGGTATGACTGCGGTGCATATGGTGCTGCCGATGGATGCGACGGCTATCATCACCGCGATTCAGGCGGGCGGCACGTCGATTCTTGGTGACCTCGCGCCGGAAAAGGTTGGGAAGAAGCATGTCGAGGTGACCGATGAGGAGCGTCGTGAGGCTTTGGCGTCGATGAGCAGCATCTTCGGCTTCAAAAAAACAAGTGAATAGAGGAGGCTGTCATGGCTGGTGGGAGTGAGCTTGGTTCCGCGCATGTGAGCATTTTCCCGCAGATGAATGGCTTCCGCCAGTCCGTGGCGAAGGAGACCGGTAAGGCCGTCGGCGACATGAAGACGGCCTTTGGCAAGGGCTTCAATGGGGCGCAGCAGGGCAAGAAGGTCGGCAGTGCCTTCAAAAGCGGTTTCAACAGTGGTGCGGCCGAGCTGAATTCCGAAGCCCTGAAGTCCTTTAAAAAGGACGTGGCTCAAGCCTCACAGAAGAATACTGAAGCCTTGCTGAAATTCAAGTCGGCTGGCGTGCAGGTGCAGGCCGCGCAGGAGAAGCTGAACGCGGCCACACAGAAATATGGCGCGGACAGCACGCAGGCTCAGGCTGCGGCCATCAAACTCGAACAAGCTCAAATCAAACAGAAGACGGCGGCTGACAATCTCAAGGCGGCGTCCGACAACCTCAAGACGGCGCAAGGACGGCTCAAGGACCTCGAAACGCAATTGGCGGCCGAATCCGACAAGTCCAAGAATGCGTTCAGCCGTATGGCTTCCGGCTTCACCTCAACGGCCCAGCAGATCGTCGGCAAGATTCCAGGCGTGAACGCGGCGGTGCAGAAGATCAGTTCGACGGCTGGCGAGGTCACGTCCAACATCAAAAGCAAGTTTTCGGCTGCTTGGAATGCTTTGCCGGAGGGTGCGCGTAATGCGGCCGCGAAGGCCGGTAATGCGTTGCATTCGGGTTTGAGCAAGGCTTCCGGGTTCGCGTCGAAGGCGGTGTCCGGTATCGGCAAGGCGGCTAAGGGCATGGCCACCGTCGTGTCCGGCGCCGCTGCCGCCGCTGGCGGATATCTGGCGAATTTCGGCAAGCAGGCCGTGGATGCGGCCCTCAAGGCCGGTGAGGTCACTGCTAAATTCCAGCAGGTCGCCAAAAACAACAATTGGACCGAGGAAGAGCAGAAGTCCCTGCTCAGTCTGAATAAGACGCTTGGCCAGACCGGCGTCATATCCGGTGGCACCTTGAAGGCCGCTCAGGCACAGCTCGGCACTTTCGCGCTGACGGCGGATCAGGTCAAGACTTTGACGCCAGCATTGGCCGACATGATCGCCAATAACAAGGGTTATAACGCAACCGCTCAGGATGGCGTGCAGATCGCTAACCTGCTCGGCAAGGTCATGACCGGCTCGGCTACCGCATTGAGCAAATATGGCGTGACGATGACCGACGCCCAGAAAAAGACCTTGCAGGAGGGCACGGCACAGGAGAAGGCCGCTATGGCCGCCCAAGTGTTGGAGGCGAATTTCGGCGGCATCAACAAGGCTCTTGCGGAGACTCCGCAGGGCAAGATGACGATCTTGCAGCATGAGATTGCCGGTTTGAAGACTTCGGTCGGCAATGATCTGATTGCGGCTTTCGGTGGTGTCGGTGGTGCGGTCATCAAGATGGTGCAGGCTGTCGAACCACTCATCACAGCTTTCTTCGACAAGGTGGCCGCACTGGCCGAGAAGATCGGCCCGCCACTTGAAAAAGTGTTCGGTGGTATCGCCGACAAGATCAGCAAAATCAATTTCAGCGGCTTCATGGGCCAATTGTCTGGATTGTCCGGCCCTATCGCAGCCGTGACCGGCTTGCTGGGTGCGGCTGGTCTTGGTGGCGCGTTGAGCGGCTTGAGTGGCGTGCCGGTGATTGGCGGATTGCTGTCGAAGTTCGGTGGCGTCCTGTCTGGTCTTGGCGGGCCTATCACGCTGGTGATTGGCGCTCTGGCCGGCCTTATCGCCACGAGCCCGCAATTGCGCAGCGAATTCGGCACGATGCTCAAGAATGTTTTCGTCAGCTTGCAGCAGGCATTCCAAATGCTTCAGCCGTCGATTCAGACGCTCATGACGGCTTTGAGTCAATTGGCGGCAGCTGTCATGCCTGTCATCACCAATCTCGTCGGCCAGATCATTCCACTGCTAACACCAATCATTTCCACTTTGGTGGGTGCTTTGGTACCTGCCATTCAGGGCATTCTGACCGTGGTGACCACCGTCATTCAGGCGATCACTCCGGCCATCCAAGGCGTCCAGCCGGTTGTCACGGCGGTTGTCGCGGCCATTACTGCGGTGATTCAGGCGCTCATGCCGGTCATCTCGCAGATCAGCAGTCTCATCACTGACGTGGTGGCTGCGATCACTCCGGTGATTCAGGGCCTTCAGCCTTTGGTTACGACGGTGGTGCAGGCGATTACCAGCGTGATTCAGGCGCTGGTGCCGGTGATTCAGGCTCTCGCGCCATTGGTGTCCACGATTATTTCCGCGATCGTCGGCTTCATCAGCTCGACACTGCTGCCGACTATCCAAGCGATGCTGCCATTCATCCAAGGCATCATCAATGGCATCACGATGGTGGTCAAGGGCATCGTCAATGTCATCCAAGGCGTCATCAATCTGGTGACCGGCCTGATTCATGGCAATTGGAGCCAGGCGTGGAATGGCTTTAGTCAAATTGTGCATGGTGTTGTGCAAGGCGTGCTCGGCTTTTTGGGTGGCATTGGCAGTGCGATTATCGGCATCTTCGCTGGTGCTGGCACGTGGCTGTGGAATGCCGGCGCGTCGATCATCAATGGTCTGCTCAATGGTCTGAGGGCGGCTTTCGGCAAAGTTAAGAGCTTTGTGAGTGGCATCGGCGATTGGATCGTCAAACATAAGGGTCCTCTCAGCTACGACAAGGTGATGCTTAAGCCTGCTGGCTTGGCGATCATGCAGGGCTTTGACAAGAGCCTTAAGGCTGGCTGGAAGGACGTGCAGCGCACTGTCAATGGCATGAATGCGCAGATCAATGGCGGTTTCGATGTGGATGCGTCGAAGTCGGGGCGCGCGAATGTCAGCAATGGCGGTGGCGGTGCCACGTATGTCACGCAGACGTTCAATTATCCCGCGATCGCGCCCACGTCGATTTCGACGCAGCAGAAATTGCAGACTGCGGCGATGCCGCAATGGTGACACACAAGTGAAAAAGGTGGTGCAATGATTCTCACGGATTATCTCATCAATGGTCAGCAGCTGACTGGTGAGCGTTCGAGCCTGATAGTCGGCACCACCCATTTCACAAGCATTAGCCCTCGTATTAATTCCGTGACCGTGAACGGCCGGTCCGGCGTCATGCTTCCGGCTGGGCCGGTGGCTTTCGATGCGCCGGAAATCACGCTGAAATTCATCACGGACGGGCCTGATGCGGATACTCTGATGCACCGCTTCTACCGCTTGTGCCGTTTGGCTTCCAAGCTGACTCGCGTGGAGCGTGACACGGTATCCGGCTGGGCTCGGCGCATGACCGCCAGTGCGGTATGCACGTCATGTCAGCCGGACGGTGACGAGATTCCGTGGGATGACCACCGCGCGGCCACCGCCGTCTTCCAATTGCCGGACGTTTATTGGCAGGGGGAGCAGTGGCAGGAGCGCACCTTGGACGCGACCGGCGGCCTCCTGCTGGCCGGTAGTGTCGATAAGCCCAGTGACAAGGGGTATTGGACGCGCTGGGCTGGATTGCCGAACGCCTCGCCCTCGCAGCTTTTCGACACCATCCCCGGGGGCTGGCTGTCCAATGCACCACTCACCGCGCTGGCATTGCGTTTCGGTGCCGCAACCGCCGTCACGATCAGTGACCCGATAAGTGGCACGAATCTGCTGTGGGGTGGCAAACGCGACGCCTCACGACCTTATCTTTTCGTCGATGTGGCCAATCGCAAGGCGTGGACGGCTGCCAACGCCGACGCATGGTCAGGCGGCACGGATGTGACGTCCGGCGTCGACTGGACCACCGAGCCACTGCAGGTGTGGCCCGCAATCGATTCCGGCGATTATCGCCTCGCAATCAAACAGACCGGCGGCACCGACAAGGTGACCTGCCGGTTTTTGCAATCCTGGGAGTGATTCATGGCAAAGTCTCTGCATGCCCGTCTCGTGGCCTATCGTCCATTCGGTGAGCGTATCGGTGTGCTGGCCGAGCCGGTGAGCTTCAGCGCCAGCATGCTCCACGATGACGATGGCGCAATCAGCATCGAATATTCCCTGCTGTCCGGTGACGCTCAGGCTTTCGACCGAGAGCTGACGGACGGCCTCGAAGTGGCAGTGGAGGTGTCGGACGGCAGCGGCTATCGTGAGCCGGACAATGCGCGTTTCGTCATCACCGGACGCTCCGGCAAGACCGATGACCGCACCAAGACCATCACTTATTCCGGTCAGTCGATTGGCTGGCTGCTGTCCAAGGCCGAAAACAACGACGCGAGCCATCTCATCGCCGATGGCGACAACAAGGGCAAAAGGCCATTTTATTCTTCCAATCCGGGCACGATTCTCAAGACCTTGCTGGACGAAAATCGTCAGCGTGGTGGCGTGGCCACCGGCCTGACCTTGGGATTCGACACGTCCAAGGACGCGGCGGGCAGTAATTGGGCAAAAAAGTACACTCTGTACTATTCTCTTGGCACTGATTTGCAGACCATCCTGAGTGCTCTTGTCAATGGTGGCGGCTGCGACTGGCGCACGTCCGGCAGGACGCTCAAGCTGTGGAATGCGGATAGCACCGCCTTGAGCCGTGACCTGAGCAAGAGCGTCGTGCTCCAGCTTGCACGTGACATCAGCGAGGCACCCTTCGAGGAGTCCATCGCTGACCTCGCGTCCACCGTCCTTGTCGAGGGTGACAATAACCTCCTCTTCCGCATGGATAATCCGGCCGCGCCGACACCGTGGGGCAAGTGGGAATCCTATTCGTCGCAGGGCGGCGTGTCCGACAAGGACACCGCCCAGGCATTCATGCAATCCACGCTGGATGACGCGGCTCGTGTGCGTGGCCAGTACACGCGCGATCTGGTGACCGCGAATGTGGATAATCTGCCGCTCATCGACTATCATGCGGGCGATTGGATTACCGCCCCTACCGTGGCTCACGGCGAGAAGGTGCGCGTGCAGGAAATCGACCTGTCCATGCGCCAGAATGAGGGTTTAAGCGCCTCCATCGCCCTGAATGATATTAAGTATGACGCTTCGGTGCGTCAGGCGAAGAAGATAAAGGGCATTACCGGTGGCGCGGCATTGGCTGGCAGTGAGAGCGGAACCACTGTCTCCACTGACCATGACCATCGCGTGCCGAAAGCGCCGCTCGGCCTTGTGGTGCAAACTGATGCGTATATCGGCAGCGACGGTTTCGCCCACGGCTTGGCCACCGCCATGTGGTCCGCAGTGACCGAAGCCACGAATAACACGGCCATTGAGATCAGCAATTACGCCATCGAGTGGCGCAAGCATGTGGACGGTGCGCCGTGGCATGCCGCCGGCGCTACCGACAAGCTCCAGCTCGGCTTCGGCAACCTGGACTGCGGCACTCAGATCGAGGTTAGGGTACGCGCCGTGCCGACATATTCCGACAAGCTGGGTGATTGGTCGGCTGTCGTGGTGGCCACCGTCGAATCCGATACGACGCCGTGCTCAGTGCCCTCCGAGCCGACAGTCTCATCCAAGCTAGGCGTGGTCACCGTCCACTGGGACGGCAGGACCTCCACCGGGGCGCGGATGGAGCCGGACTTCGACCATATCGAAGTAGGCGAAGGCGCTACCGCTGCTGGAATGCGCATCATCAGCGCCTCTCAGGCCGGCCAAGGCGATTACCTCATCACCGGTCTGACCGCAGGCTCGCAGCACTCCTATGCTTTGCGTTCCGTGGACCATGCGGGCAACCGCTCCGACTGGTCTGCGATTGCCACTGTGACCGTGGCGTCCGCCGCGTCGCCTGATGAGGTCAAGCAGATTCAAAAGGATTTGGCTGACAATCAGACGGCTTTGAAGGATAATGCGGCGAAGCTGACGCAGGCGCAGAAGGACATTGCGGCGAATCAGCAGGCGCAGGCCGCCACGTCGAAAGAGCTTGAAGCGGCCAAGGCCGACATCAAGGCCAATCAGTCGGCGATCGGCACGGCCAACGCCACGCTGAAGGACAACACCGACAAGCTGACGCAGGCCCAGAAGGACATCCAAGCCAACAAGACTGGTCTTGACGCGGCGTCCAAAACGCTTGCCCAGGCCAAGACCGATTTGACGCAGGCGCAGAAGGACATTGCCCAGACCAAAAGCGACCTGACCACCGCGAATGGCGAGATCAGCAAGGCCAAGGAATCGGCGGCGCAGGCGTATGCCGAAGCCCACTCGAAGAATCACACTTTTCGTGGGCCGGACGAGCCGAAGGACAATCTGATCGTCGGCGACCTGTGGCTCAAGACGCAGAAGTATTGGACTCGCTGGCAGGGTGAGAAGAATAATTCGCCGTCCATGCTGGCCGACTTCTACACGTACTGGCAAGGAACACCCGACAACAGCCCCTCCGTGCTCGTGCCGCTCGCTGATCGCGTGATTGAGACGCTTGTCTGGGATGGCACCACGTGGAACCACATGGGCTATGCCGACGTGGAGCGCAATGCCGACGAAATCGCTCAGGCGAAGTCCGACATCGCGGACAATGCCGCGAAGACCACCGACGCCAAGAAGACCGCCGAGAATGCCGCTGCCGCCGCGAAAAACGCGCAGGGCACGGCTGACACGGCCACTGGTGCGGCGAAGACCGCGCAGGATACCGCCAATGCGGCCAATACCGCCGCGAAGAGCGCTACCGCGACCGCCGGTCAGGCCAAGGATGCGGCCAATGCCGCCCAGACCGCCGCCGAAAGCGCGAAGAAGACCGCAGGCAATGCGGAGACGCTGGCCAACACCGCCAACGAATCCGCGAAAGCCGCCAAATCCGACGCTTCCACCGCCAAGACGGATGCGGCCAATGCCAAGACCACCGCTGCCAATGCGTCGAGCGTGGCGACTCAGGCCAAGGCCACCGCCGATAGTGCGGCACAGTCCGCCACCGACGCGGCCACCGCCGCGAGGAAGGCGAATACCGCTGCCGCTGCCGCCGCTGGCGTGGCGAACGGCAAGGCCGACGTGCTTATCCAGGGCACGGCACCGGCCACGTCGATGCGCAAGGCTTCGACCTTGTGGATTGACACCACGAACGGTGCGAACACGCCGAAGCGCTGGAATGGCAGTGCTTGGGTGGCTGTGACCGACAAGGCCGCTACCGACGCCGCGAATGCGGCTGTTAAGGCGAATGATGCGGCCAAGACCGCTCAAGCCACCGCCGACAAGGCTTCGACCGCTGCCGCCAACGCGGCTTCTCAGGCTAATCAGGCTCAGGCCGCAGCCAAGAAGGCGCAGACAACCGCCGACGGCAAGAACCTCATCTACCGTGGCCCCGACGAACCGAATCATGACGGTCTGAAGCCGGGCGACATGTGGTGGCGCACGCAAAAGTATTGGACGAGGTGGAAAGGCGAGAAGAATAATTCGCCGTCCATGCTGGCCGACTTCTACACCTACTGGCAGGGAACGCCGAACGCTTCACCAAGCGTCTTGGTGCCGCTCGCTGACCGCGTGGTGGAAGTCCTGACATGGGACGGTACGAGATTCGAGCCATTCGACCTCGTGGCAAACAACATCCTCGCTGCTGGAACCGTGGCTGCGAAGCATCTCGCCGTAGATAGCGTGACCGCCGAGAAGGTCAAGGCCAATGCCATCACGGTGGACAAGCTCGCGGCCAACAGCGTGACCACTGAAAAGCTGGTGGCCGACGCGGTGACCGCCACGAAACTCGCCGCCAACTCGGTGCAGGCGCGGAACATCGTCGCACTGGCCATCACGTCCGACAAGATTGCAGCCAATTCCGTGACCACGGCCAAACTCCGCGTCACTGAGGATATGACCGTGGCGCTGCTCAACGTCCACAAGATTCAAGCGAGCGACATTGCGGCTAATGCCGTGACCACTGCCGCTTTGGCTGCTGGCGCGGTAAACGCCGATAAGCTGGCCGCGAATGCGGTTACGGCGGGTAAGGTGCAGGCCGGTGCCATCGGCACCGACAAGCTCGCCGCCAATTCCGTGACCACGGGCAAGCTCAAGGTCACCAAGGATATGACCGTGGCGCTGCTGAACGTCCACAAGATTCAAGCGAGCGACATCGTGTCCGGTGCGATAACCGCCGACAAGCTGGCCGCTAACGCCGTGAACGCCGACAAGCTGGCTGCCAATTCGGTCAATGCGTCCAAGATTGTCACTGGTGCGATCACAGCCGACAAGCTCGCAGCGAACTCCATCACTGCGGTGAAGATCGCAGCGGGCACCATCACGTCCGACAAGGTGGCGGCAGGCCAATTCAAGGGCTACGTCTTTACGGGCGCCGTCTTCCAGAGCTCCGAGGCCGCGAACACGGGCATGAAGCTCAATAGCACGGCTTTGCGGATGTGGGATTCGAGCCATAACCAGACCGTCTATTTGGACGGTGAGGGCAAGTCGAATCTGCTGACCGGCACTTTCCAAACCCGCATCAGCGGGCACAGGGTGCGTATCAGCCCGGATTATCGGAGCAGCGTCATCGGCGGCACTGAGACTTTCGTGGGTGATGGCCTGGAATTCCCCGCTTACAACGGTTCGACGGCTTTTTACTCTCATCCGGCCATTGCTTCTGTCATCAAGTCGAATCAGGTCGGTGCGATGGGCGGACTGGACTTGTGGAGCGGACACATCACTAAAAACGACCCTGCTGCTTTCCTTCGCCTCAATTCCAAGCCACGCGCGAAAGGCGGCACCGGCAGCGGCATCACCTCGCAGGCGTACCTCAAGGCCGACACGAACTGGGAAGAGGTCAACAACAGCAAGAAAAGCGCCGCCAGCCTCAACCTCCAAGGCGTGGGTGGCTCCGGCGCAAGCGCGTATCTCTACGTGCGCAGTGATTCCGGCAGCTTGTGCGAGGTCGGCGTGCACTCGCAGGGCGCGAAGGCCCGCGCATACTGCACCGCCTCCGACGCTAACGGCGAAATCGGCGTGTTGTCCGACATCAGCACAGGCTGCCTCTACCTCGGCGGCTATCTCAGCGGCATCACAAACCGTCAGACATTTCAGGGTATTGCCGCGTCTAAGGTGTGGTGGCCGAATTCCGGCAGCACGATCGCGACCGGCGCATCAACGCAAATCAGCTGCCCGCTCAGCCCGACTAAATACGGCCGCTATTACGCGGTCGCGAACGCGGATTCACAATGGGCCGGCATCATCGCGCACCCGGTAAACACGGGCGGCCAGAGCGGCTTCCAGTTGAAGCTTTACAACGCCGACCAGCCTTGCCCGGTCGAAGTGTGGGTCGAATACCTCGCCTATCTGGTCAAATGATTGAATGATTGGAGGAAATCTTGTCAGCGAGTTTTGAACGTGATGATAACGGATTGTGCATCATCCGCTGCGATCCGCCGGTGAACGGGTCGGACAGTTTCGTGTTCGCGCCTGAGGTGATCGCATCGTGGAAGGCGTTGCTTGGATTGGCTTCGACCCGTGAAGCGATAGCGGCGATCATGCAGGGCAGGGAGGACACGAGCCGGTATGACCCGAAGACCGGAAGGGGCGTGTGGACCGGGGCGTTCGAGGCATTGGAGGCGGCTTTGGCGGATTCCGCGACCGACGTGAGCATGCTCGCTTCCGATGGGGAAGTGTTGGACGATCCGCTGACCGCCGCACGCAATGAGACGCGCGCGGGGATGCGATTGCCGGTCATGTCGAATGAGACCGACGCGCGGATGCGTGCCGCGTTGACTGCTGATGGTTCCGGCGTGGAAGCGTCGAGTGGCATCGACGTGGCCTGCACGAAGGATGTCGAAGGATTGGACGATTTCCTCAATGACGAGTCCAGTCAATCAAATTTGGACGAGTGCGAGGAGAGATTTTACCAATCCCTCATGCCACGACCTCAAAACAACCAACAATAAGGAGATTGATTATGGCCGATGTGACCACTGAGACCACTACCGATACCGTGCCTACCGTGACGCCCGCCGAGCCGTCTGGCGTGCTTGATTTGCGTCCGCCGAAGGAGTCGGTGCGAGCGGAACTGTGCCGATTGGGATTGGAGTTTTCCAGCGCTGACGGCACCGCCGAATCGTGGCGCGACTACCAGCGTGGCGTGCTTGCGACGTTCGACGATTCCGGCGCGTCCGTCACGTTGACGGACGTGAAGACGAATCTCGGACGCACCTTGACACTCGACGAGCTTAAAGCCGTGACTCGTATCGACACGATGACCGCCGCCGACTAATCCAGCATTCCAATTTTTTCAACCCCTGCAATCCACACGGATTGCGGGGGTTTCGTATTTAAGGAGACATTTTGACTCAGATTCCAGCCGACGCGAATCAGGTCATCGACCAGCTCGCACAACAGATCGGCGCACTCAACAAGCAAATCGCAATCCTTAACAGCCAACTCGCGGCGGCCATGAAATTGATTCCGCAGGATGTGCTCGACGCAGCCAAGGGGGTGGATGATGACATTGAGGATTAACTGGTTCCCGGACCCGAACATCACCGGCACCGCGCCCATTGGAGTGGCCAATGTGAAGGTTGACTACCCACTCGTTAACGGCCGCAAATGGATGCGTGCGATCCGCACAGGCACGGGAGACGTCCACGCTGAGTATGCCCTGTCCGACTCGCAGCTTCCACCGGCCGGCTCGTACCATGTACACACCAATGTCTACGCGCAGGAGGCCGAAGCCCGTTTCATTGTCTTCGTCAGGGTTAACGGCTCATATCAACAACTGCTCAACATGCCGGTCAGCAAAGACTATACCGTCATGGTGGACCAGACCATCACCATTCCGGCCGGCTGCTCTCAGCTGATCTTCCGCATCGCTCTTAACGGCCAAGCGGTCGGTGCGATAAGCATGATGAGCGATATCCTCATCGAACGCGCCGACACTTACGCCGCCTCCGTTGGGGGGGGCTTCCGGGCTTCTTCTCGGGGGACACGATGCCACGCGATTAAGACGGTCCGTCGGGCGGGTGATGTCCGATGATGGTGACGAACCTATGCACGAGCCCATCCTCGACAATCACCCTGCAAGCAGACAAGTGGGTGCATCTCACGACCGTTCCGAGCGTGAAATGGATGTCATATTGGGTCAGTTTCGATGTGAACGTCACAGGCGGCACTGTCTCGATTATCGGAACACAGGGCGAATTCAGCGCACGCCAACGTGTCAGCTACATGACGTACATCAACAATTCCAGTCCGCTATCAGCGAATTATTCCGTCAAGTCAGGCAGTCCGACCGTCACCGTGACAAATATACTCATCTGCACGTGGGCCGAGTATCAGGCGAACAAGGCCCTGCTCGACGGCATCGAATATTTCGACGGGGATACGATGCCGCGCGCCTGACCCTCGCATTGGGGGTGGTGGCATGACTTCCATCGTTAATCACTGCGTCATGCCGAAAGACGGTGTGAGCGTCAAGACGACGAACACGACACCATCGGACATCACGTTCACGGGGTTGACGGCGGGCGTGAAATACCATGTGAGCGTCGTCTGTTGCATGCTGTCCACGAGTGGCGACAATCCGCGCTTGCGTCTCACCACCAATGGCAGCGATAGTGGGCTGGTCACTTCGAATGGTCGCGTGGATTACGTCTTCACCGCCGCCGACACCACCACTCACGGCATTCTCGTCGGTCTGAACAATTGCACGGTCAATCTGAGCAAGGGCTTGTGCGTGCCTCAAGACCAGTGGCAGCAGCTCGTCTCGTTGGGATTGCCGGGCAATTATTTCGATGGCGACACCATGCCAAAAGATTAAACGATTTCAAGGAGATGTGATGTGTTTCAAACGTTTTTAGCGGGGTTTGGTGGTGTCGGCGGCGCGTGCGCGGTAATCACACTGTGCTTGAAAATCTGGCCGGGGGCGCTCGAATCGCTCGCGACCGGATTGTATGCGCACGTTAACCCCGAGCGATTGCCTTACAATTCGGTGCTTTCCCAGCATTTCGCCAAGACGAGGCAGCTGGGCGAGCGGACGGAGCGCTTTGACGAGCGCATGGACGAACTCTGCCGCGACACGATCAAAAACACGATCATCAGCCTGATTTACGGCGACAAGGACACCGACCACAGCGAGGCCGTCAGCTACGAGCTGTCGAAGCTTGAGAAATTGGACGCGCAATGCTGGATAGTCGCTGCCGCCGAAAAATACTTGGAGGACCGGCAATGACACGACTGCTCATCGCGGGCGGAGCCTACCTGATTCTCCTCACGCTCATTCTGGTTTTCAACCACAACGCCCACAAAAAGCGTTGATATCGATTTTCACAACCGCAAGGCCATCTCTTCGGAGGTGGCCTTTTTATTGCCCCCTATTGGGGGTGGGAAGGAGGCCGTCATGGACGAAGTGACCATGACGCCGGAAATGACACCGCAGGGCGACAGTCTGCCGCCCATTGACATCCCGGTCGTGTCCGAAACGGATGCGGCCAAGGCTGTCGAAGGATTGGAGGACTGACATGGCAAGCGTCAGCGCTCTCATCAATCGTATGCGTTACTGGTGCGCAGTCGCCAATCTCGGCTACAGCCAGTCCGACCGCTGGAACTTCAACCCATCGGGGGGTAATTGCGATTGTTCCAGCCTGGTAATCCACTGCCTGCGCGAGGCGGGCTTCGACACCGGTTCGGCCACCTACACCGGCAACTTGTCCGGTGAGCTGACCAAGCGCGGATGGACGCGACTCCCAGCGAATGGTAATCCGCAGCCGGGCGACATCCTGCTCAACGACGTGCACCACGTGGCCGTCTACCTTGGCGGCGGCAAGCTCGCGCAGGCGTCCATCTCCGAGCGTGGCACGGCCTACGGCAAGGCCGGGGACCAGACCGGCCGCGAAACCAACATCAGGGGCTACTACAGCTACCCGTGGAACTGCTACCTCCGCTACGGCGGCGGCAACACCTCTTCGGCATCCACCGGCGCCCTAGCCGTGGACGGCAACGTCGGCCCCGCCACGGTACGCCGCTGGCAGCAGGTGATGGGCACCGCGGTGGATGGCATCATCAGCGGCCAGCAGGTGCCTGACGGCAGGACTTACGCGCGTCCCGCCATCGATTCGAGCGTGGTCCGCTACGGCGCTGGCGGCAGTGATCTGATCCGTGCCGTGCAACGTCGCCTGGGCTGCGGCACTGATGGTCTGCTTGGCCCCGCCACCATTCGCGCCATCCAAGCGCACTACGGCCTGGCTCAGGACGCGAGCTTCGGCCCCGCGACCGCACGCGCCTTGCAGACGGCACTCAATCAAAACCGATTCTAAGGGGGTTTAATATGGCTCAACATGCAGCGCCGACGACTTTGGAGACCACAGTCAACAATCTCACCAACGAGCGTGAGGACGGTCAGGACAACCAGCCGCCGGACGCATACACTCCGGTCTTTTCTAAGCAGGTGCGCACCGTCGTGTACGTGCTCGGGCTGATCGCTTCATGCGTTGGCCTTGGTTTCATGACCTTTGGTGATGCGGCTGTCGGCGGCTACATTTCGACCGTGGCCGGCTTCATCGCCAGCGGTCTTGGCGTCGCCTACAATCCGCTGCGCCGTGATTGATTTTCTAGCGTGAGACTCAAACTCGCGCCGGAAACTCAACCTCGCGTGGAAGAAAATTCACGCACTGTGGTGCTTGTGGAAATTCTTGCACCCTGTTTTTAAATCTGCCCCTTCTCCATTTGGAGGAGGGGCTTTATTTTTAGGACTTTCAAAATGGGCATCAGACAGCAGACGATTGACGATTACGGCGCGTTCGTGGACAAATTCAAACCGAAGAAGACCACGGATGACTGCTATACCCCCCCGCAGTGTATGAGACGATAAAGGACTGGGCATGCCGTGAGTTTGGCATCGACCCCAGCAAGGTGGTGCGACCGTTCTATCCGGGCGGCGATTACGAGCGGTTCGACTATTCGGGCGGTGCGGTGGTTGTGGATAATCCGCCGTTCAGCATCCTGTCGAAGATCTGCACGTTCTATCGGACGGAGCAAATTCCGTTCTTCCTGTTCGCGCCGTATCTCACGATCTTCTCCAGCACGTCGCGCAATGGGGCGCACATGATCGTCACGAATTCGACCATCGAATATGCTAACGGCGCGCAGGTCAACACCAGCTTCGTGACGAGTTTCGGTGATGACCTGATCCGCACCGCGCCGGACTTGGCCAACGCGATCGACGAGACCGTGAAGCGCGTCAGGAAAGAGCAACGCAGGCATCCGCCGAAATACTCGTATCCGCGTGAACTGCTTACCGTGAGCAGGCTCGGGAAGATTAGCAAGCAGGTCGAGTTCCGCGTCAAGGCTTCAGACGTTGCGTTCACGAGGGCTCTCGACTCGCAGAAGGCCGTGAAGAAGGCCATCTACGGCGGCGGCTATCTCCTGAGCGAAGCTAAGGCCGCGGAACTGAAGGCCGCGGAACTGAAGGCCGCGGAACTGAAGGCCGCGGAACTGAAGGCCGCGGAACTGAAGGCCGCGGAACTGAAGGCCGCAGAAGATGTGACGGTATGGCCGCTCAGCGATTCCGAGAAGCGGATCATCGAAAACCTCGCATGAAAAAAATCGCGCAGTTTAAATCCTGTTGGAATATTTTGCGCCCACATGTAACGTCGCCCCTCTCTCAGCTATGGCTGGGGGAGGGGCTTTTTGTGTTTCGCACGGTAGAATCATCATCATGACCAAGAAAGAGCATGATGATTTTTGGACGAAGTGGAAGCGCGAGCTCACGAAGGATGTGAAGGCCGACAGGATGCACGGTGGCACGGCTGATTTCAGCCGAATGCATGGCGCAACATTGGACACTCAAAAACTGTATGACATGCTACCGCGAGTCTGAATATTGCCCCTCTCTCAGCGCACGCTGGGGGAGGGGCGTTTTTGTTATTTATGAACTCTACGTGGAAGTTCTGCTGAGGCTAGCGGTTATTAGCAGAACTTCCACATAGCAAAACGAAAGGAGGAGCCTATGGGTAATGCAACAATGCTGATTCTCGCTATCGTTGTGCTTGTTCTCGTGTCGAAATAGAACAAATATAACAATAGTGCGGGTGAAGGACATGAATGCGTCGTTCACCCGCGAATAAGCATTTTCATTGAGGAATTGTATTTATGTGTTTTTGAAGAGGGTTAATGGTGTCAGATGGTGAATTCCTCGCCGTACTTGGCGTAGTGCCTGTCGAGGTATGCGTCGAAGAATTCCTGGTCGGTGCAGGGCGCCATCTCGGCGTGCAACTCCTCGCGAATCTCATCGTCCATGAGGTTGACTGCGGTGGTGAAGTCGATTTCCTTGTCGTTTTGGTCGATGACGGTGGTCATTTGGTTTGTCCTTTCTGTTTTGCTGACATGATTTATATTACTCCGATTGGAGTAATATGCAAGTCGGGCGTGTCGAAATCAATCGGACAGGCCGGCCCAGAAATCATCCAGCGACAAGCCCAAGGCGTCAGCCATCCGCTTCGCCATCTCAAATCTCATGATGCGCGGATTCCTTGCCGACTTTGGACGCGGCAACTGATCCCACGCCTCCCACGACCACACTCTGCCGACAGCGCTGCACCCTATCGCATGGCACAGCTCCTGCTGCGACAATCCGGCATCCTCACGCATCGCCTTGAGCCCCATCTCAATCCTCCTTGTCTCCACTTAGGAAATCCTGCAATCCGTCGCCAGCTTTGCCATTCAGCCCGCGACGGGACATGTCGTAATAGTCGAGCATCTGCGGACTGCTCCACCCCGCTGCGGCCATGATGTCCCTGTCCGGCACACCAGCGTCACGGGAGAGCGTGCAGAACGTGCGTCGCAATGAATGCGGCGAAATATCCGGCACGCCCACGCGCAATGCCACGGACGATACGATGCCCACGGCGGTCTGCTGCCGCAGACGCACGCCGGAATCCTCACGGAACACTGCACCACGCCTACGTTCGCCAACGAGTCGTGCGAGAGCCTCGGACGCCTCGGAGGGAATGGCCACACGCTGAGACCAGTCGCCCTTGCGGTCAAACCGCACCCACGGACGCCCGTCATCCAGATGACAGTCTTCAACATCCAGTCCAAGCGCCTCACCGATCCTCGCGCCGGTCAACAGCAGCAGACTGCACAGGGCATCCGTCCTCGCATCCATACCGCGTGCTTCGGCCAGAAAAAGCCTTGCCTGCTCGCGGGTGAGATACGAGCCGTCCGAATGACCGTACATTTTCGGCCTACGCACATGCTCGCCCGGATTGCAGTCGATATACCCCTCCTCGAAGAGGTAGCGGTAGAGGCAGCAAACGACGCTCAGATTCCTGTACGCCGTGCTTTTCGCCGCTGGCCGCATGCCGCCGTCATAGGCGGCGAACACCTCGATATGGGTGCGCTTCGCCCGCAGCGCGTTGACGCCGTTGTCGGAACACCAGCGGAGCCATCGTGATACGACGCTCCGATACACGGCCCTCGTGCTCGGAGACACCCCGGCGAGGAATCCGGCGATCATGTCGCTCACCGTTTCCATATGCGCACCGTCTCCTTACAGACAAGCGGCTTGTCGGCCGGGCCTTTGACGAAGGGTGGTATCCACTGGCGTCGGCGGAGCGAATGATTCGGACCATACGCCTGATTACGCCAAAAACCGCGCACGATGAAACGATGCGTATATTCACGTCGCACACGTTCGTCATCATCGGCGCTTTCACCTGGACGATGCAGGTTCTCCCGCAGCACCAGCATCTTGACCTTGCGGATTTCCGGCTCGAAGCGCGACGGCGACGGGTATCTCATGCTGGGTTCGGCGGGCTTGGTGTCGCAGATGCGCGGCTCGCCGCTCAACGCCCAGACGGCATACAGCAGGCCGCAGATGCGCGGCTCGCCGCTCAACGCCCAGACGGCATACAGCAGGCCGCAGACCCACTGGAAGCTCCCATCGCCCTCGCGGACGACGGAAGGAGCGAGCCCGACGACGGGGAGGCCGAATAAATCGGCGTGCATCTCCCTGATGCCGACTGGATTGTCGGTGAACACCGATATTTTGATGCTCTCGTGCCCCACGTCCTGCCATAGGATCGCGGCTATGCGTGTCTCTCCGAATCCGTCATCATCGAGATGGAATGAGATGTGCCGCACGTCGCCATCGAAGAAGACCATTCCGCATTGCGTCGGCGGATCTGGTTTCGGGAAATCTCCGGCCTGCACGGTATCCTCGGCCAGACGCGTCATGTCTCGGCTGACCCACCACAATTGCGCGGTCCTGATCTGATCGGTCATGCTCCAGGCGTTGGCCATCATGGCCTCGTATTGGGTTTGCGAGCCGAGTTCCCCAAGCCTGTATTGGGCGTAATCGGCGAGCTTGTCGCGGATGAGCGGCAGGTGGGATGGGATGATGCGAAGTCGCTTGTTCTTGCTGCGTGTCATGTCAGGCCTCGACCAGCTCGTAGCGGTCTCCGGCCTTCTCGTCGAAGTCGCCGAGCTTCAGACCGTATTCGGCGAGCTTCGCGTTTGCCGCGGCCTCCCATTCGTCCTCGTCGGCGCCGTACACGTCCTCGATTTTGTCGGCGTCGGTGTCGAGGTCGCCGTATTCCGGGTCGATCTGCCATTCGAGGTCGTATCCCATCCAAATACCCTTGCCGGTGTTGGCGTCGGCCAGGAGGAGCACGTCGCAGGCGTCGCTCTGTTCGATGACGATGGGCTTGATGTCGATGGTCTTGTTGGTGTTGACGTTGGTTGCGGTGAACATTTTGTTTGTCCTTTCTGTTTTGCTGACATGATTTATATTACTCCGATTGGAGTAATATGCAAGTCGGGCGTGTCGCACGGTAGACTTGCAAATGTCCTTTTTGCTGACACAAACGGACAAGAGGCGGAGCCGGACAATGCAAGGCTCCGCCTCTCTTATAATTGGCCATGTCAGCAAAGGAGACCACGCATGGCCTACACCATCCGCCAATACACGACGAAATCCGGCAAACGCTACGAGGTGCGCTACCGCAAGCCCGACGGGTCGTCCACCGGAAGGCGTGGCTTCAAACGCAAGATGGACGCCGATGCGTGGGGAGCGGCCAATGTGACCACCGCGAAAAGCGTCGGAGCCTACATCGACCCACAGGCCGGACGCAGGCTCGTCGAAGACTTCTGGGCACCTTGGCTGGCCGCGAAGAAGACCAAGGCGAAGCCAAGCTACATCAAGTCGCTGGAAGACGCTTGGCGCGTGCATGTGGAGCCGCAGTGGGGCATGAGGGAGATGCAGTCAATCACGCGCGACGAAGTGCAGCGGTGGGTCACCGATCTGGCAGGACGACGCAGTGCGTCGGTGACGATTCGCGCCGAGAATCTGCTTCGCAGCCTCATGGAAAGAGCGAAGGAAGACAAGTGCATCCATGACAATCCATGCGACGGCATCGAGCTGCCGCGCAAGCAGGTGCGGAAGCACGTCTATCTCTCGGCCGACGAATTGTCTCGTGTGGCGATGCAGTGCGGGTGGCGTGAGCCGATCGTGCTGACCTTGGGCCTGTGCGGCATGCGGTGGGGCGAGCTCGTGGCGCTCCGTGTCGAGGATGTTGACCTGCAACGATGCAGGCTCCATATCTGGCGCAGCATCACCAGACTGTCCAGCGAGATGGTGGAGACGGATCCGAAAACACATGAGGGGCGCGTCGTCATGTTCCCGCAGATTCTCAGACCATTGCTTGCCGGACAATGCAACGGACGTGCCCCGTCGGATTTTCTTTTCACGTCTCCAGGCAAGCCGTTGGACGAGCCGATGGGCAATGGTTGGAATCCGACTCGGAGCGATGGCTGGTTCGCCGTCGCGTTGCGCAGGGCCGGCGTCGAGCGCGGGCATATGACTATTCATGATCTGCGGCATACGGCGGCGTCACTTATGGTGCAGTCTGGCGCGAACGTCAAGACCGTGCAAAGGCAGCTCGGCCACAAGTCGGCCGCGATGACGTTGGACGTGTACGCCGACCTGTTCGATGAGGATCTGGACGACCTGTCGGAGCGCATGGGTGGTTTGCTTTTTTCGCAGAATGTGGGCAAAATGTGGGCAAACGCGACGCAAGGTGTCGATGGAACCGTTGAACCGGCAAGTGTCTGAGGCTTTTCGCCTGTGGGTTCGAGTCCCGCTGGAGGCACTTTTGGAAACCGCCAGAGATGGCGGTTTTCCTTTATTCTCCAACG